GACGAATACTTTTATAACGTCTGGTGTAACTGCACAGATGACGGCATAAAAGCCCTTGATAGTTTTGTTGAAACAGAACTTATACCAAACGGCTTGAGACTGCTTGCAGGTAAAGATCACGGAAATGGAAAGGTAGATCCTGATACCAGAACCTTCTCAAGAGATGGTCAATCCGTTAGATATATGATTGCTAATCCGTCAGCATCATAATACCACCACTCAATCGAGCGATGAGCAGATGATAGCGTTCACAACAGATTAAGTGATAACTAAGCCACGTGGGACATCCTGCGTGGCTTTTTTTAATTAAAAGGTGTTCGCAGGGCGAACCCAGTATGCTTAAAGCCACCAACTGCATTTACTGCAGAATTAACGTGGGGCATGAGCAACAAGCTGCAAATACCAATTGACTAAAGTGCAAACAATCACTAATTTGTGCCTACAATTTATAGGGAATTATTAACAAGATAAACCATTCTTAACCTTTAATATTACTATATTTACAGCACACCAAGAAATAAAAACACTACGAGCATTATGTTCTAGTAAACACATTAAATGAGTGGCAAAAAACGGGGGGCAGTTCAAGGCTAAGGACTGCCTCCTTTATTTTTGCTAACCCTCAAATAAATAGGAGTCACTAATGAAGTGTAAGCACCATCCTGATGTAGTACTGGAAGTAGTAACTACAGAAGTAAAAGAAAAAGTTCCTTGGCTGGATGAACCAGTTATAACATATAGAGAAGCAGAATATTGCCCTAAATGCTGGGGTAAGCATGAAGAAGGTGAATCAATGAGACATGATCTCACTGATGACTTCTTATGTGAAATACAACCTGAAGAACTTGATTACTGGGAATTACAAATAGATAATTACATCGAATCACAAGTCGATGAAAGGAGAGCCAAATGAATACATTCAAAACATTAGATGAAGTAATGGGACCAGTGCTTACAGATATTAAACGCACTAGGGAAAAAGATAGACTAGAAAATCTTGAACTAGCAGTAAGCGGTGTAGAATCATGCATTAATGACATGAATGAGACATCTCAGGAGCTTGATGAATTGTGGTCAAAACTATCTACAGTTGAAATCATATTGGAACGAACTCAAAAAAGGTTCATCAACAGAATAGCAACACTTAAAAGATACATTGAAGATGTAAAGGATCTATTATGATTACAGAACAAGATGTTATTAACGATAACCTAGCCATTTACTTAGAACCAGTCTTTAAAGAAGAATGGAAACGTGTAGTAAATGAGATAGCACATGAGCATGAAGTAAATCTAAAGACAGTTGAACAACTATTCTTTGCTCATCTAGCAGTTCATTTATCATTAAATAAATTCTTAGGAGATAAAGAATGAGTACAGCACGAATATACACAGGAATAGCTAAAGTGGTAGGATTAACTGGTTATGCTATTAATCAAACCCTTAGAGCTGCAACTGCTGTATCAAGAACTGTAGCAGATCGTGTCAACAATGTCAGACGCTATAGAATAGAACTGCTTGTTGACGGAGCTACGTTAAAAACAAAAGATGACCAATCAACCAGAGATATTGTAAGAACCATAGAAAATATGGATGATTACGGTATAACTGGTGTCATCATACATGAACAGGATTAACTATGATAATATTCGAAGTAATGGGATTTATAGTTAATCTATTCATGTTTGGTGCAGGACTGTTCCTGATCATGTGTTCAATTATGGGTTTCATATTCATATATGACACTATCGAAAGGAAAAGAAATCGTGTCTAAATCAGCAAGAGCACCAGATAGGCGACCTGCCATAGCCTTTGATGAAAAAAGTGAAGTACAGGCTATATTAGACGCTTTAAACGCCTATCGCTATGAACATATAGATAGGAATAACAACAAACTCGATGAGTATTACAGAAAACTGATAGATGTAATTGAAGACTGTATAAAACTCTTCGACAAAGAGAAAGGATAAACATGGAACTTATATTTGCAAAACTAGATGAAATAAAAGAGAGTAAGTACAATCCTCCTGTAAGAACAAAATCAGTTAGCAGACTGATGAAGAATATAGCAGAGAATGGACTTCTCACTCCCATACTGGTTGATAACAAGTATATCATAATTGACGGACACAGACGTAAAAAAGCTGCAGAGCTTCTGGATATGAGCGAAATACCAGTTATTGTACATGATGGAACTTCTTCACGTAAATATTCTAAGCTATTTGTAGCTACAAGCCAAGACACTATGATGATTGGCGGTAGCCAATGGCTATGGATGTATACACAGGGAAGAGATATACCTGAAAAGCATCTGTTTAGAATAAAGAAACTGGAAGAATACCTTGGACCTGAGTTTTCCAGAGGAATGTTTATGCAGTTGATTAAAAAGAATAGATCTGCATCAACATATCAGAATGTTATGGGTATGTATCGTAAGTACACAAACAAAAGAACTAAAGCTCACATGAAAGCGTTAGCATACTATCTCTTAAATGTTGATAGCTGCTTTAAGCTTAAAAATGCTTTAGTAACATTCATACCAATTAATCTACTTACTAAGTGTATAGAGCAAAAGAAGAAGATTAATGTAGTGTGGGAAACGGAATGATAGATGTCGTATTACAATACTACAAAAGAAGAGAAAGATCTTAAAAAATATCATTCTAAAGCTGATACACAGGATCAGATGATATTAAAATACTTTCATGAGCATGTCATAGCCTCACCATCAGAAGTATGGGTATGGTTCAGCAGTAACAATGTTGGAAATGTACCCATTACTTCTATAAGGAGAAGTATAACAGATCTAACTAATGAAGGTAAGCTTTTCAAAACCAGAAAGAAACGTAGAGGTTATTACGGCAGAGATGAATACATCTGGACAATACCAAGCTATAACTTTACAAAGGAGAATAAAAATGCCTGATTATGTTGATACTATGATGTATGTAGGAGAAATGCCTTGGCACAAACAAGGTGTCATGGTAAAAGATGCTCCCACCATCAAAGATGCTATAGAACTAGCAGGTCTTAACTGGGAAGTTAAGAAAGCACCTACTTATTTTAAACAAAATATAGGTAGGAACTTTCTTAGATTTTCAGGTGTTGAGAAAGAAACTGGTCACTATGTAACATACAGAACTGACAGAAACGAGCCTCTTGGGAATGTTTCAGGACGCTACGAGATCCTGCAGAACAGAGATGCTTTTGAACCATTTGAACCTATGCTTGACATGGGATTCAGTATTGAAACTGCTGGAGCAGTTCAAAAAGGTAGAAAGATCTGGGTTCTTGCTAAAGCACCGGATCAGTACACCGTAGGTGATGATAAGATAAATCGTTACGTATTTATGTTCACATCACATGACGGCAGCACTGGCAATTGCTTTAGAGATACAATGATCCGTATTGTGTGTTATAATACACTTGATTATGCTCTAAGTAAAAAAGGCACTTTCGAGTACAGCTTAAAACATACAAGCAGCATTAAGCAGCGTGTAATGAATCTGAAAGAAACTATAGCTGAAAGTGAAGGTAACTTTGCTAAAGCAATAGAAAGTATGAACAGGTTTCAGGATATAGAACTTAATGATCATACATTAAATCTTTATCTGGAAACAGTTATACCATTCTTGAAGAACAGAAACAAAGAGAGTATTCCAGAAAAAGGAATATTCGTTAGAAATACTGCAAAGCCAGTATATGATAGATTGGTACATCTGTATCGTAAGGGACAGGGCAATAAAGGCAAAACTCTATGGGATGCCTACAATGCCGTGACTGAATACTATACACATGACAAACAGTACAAAGACTGGGTGCAAGCTACACAATTTGGCAAGCCTTATGACTACAAAGTCACAGCTTACAAAGTAGCTGAACAGTTTTCTAACAGTTATCATACTGAAGCTGGACCTGTCTACTATTCATAACCTCAAAGGAAGCGGTACAGCACACACTTCATCTCTTATGGACTCCGCAAGCCTATCAGAGATCGTACTGCTTCCTTTATTTATGCAGGTGGAGTTAGAACTTAGAGGATATCCGCAAAAGCCGTGACAATGACAGCAAGGGCTACGGCACACCTGCAAAATATGGGGAGTGGTGACGAGTACTCATACGCTGGAGAGAGAATCTGCAACCAGCAGCACTCCCCGAAAACTTATAAGAGACACTGGGACGGATTAGGCAAGAGTGATAGTCGAGACTCATCGTAAACATGGATATTGAATTTGTCACCATGAACGTCCCAGAAGATTTTAGCTGTGGTATCATATGATATTACATAGGAAACCAGCTCGTCAACTAATGGCATGTCTTGTTAACGACTACAGGAACCAGTACGATGGTATTGCAATACCACAGCATAACTTAAGAAACCAACAAAGGTGGGGACACTAGGATGAACGCTAGTGCACAGCTCAGTACTCCGACCTTCCCACCCTACGGTTTAAATAACAAAACAGAAAGGAAATAAATACATGAAAGAACTGAATGTATTTCAAAAACTGAATATTGTTCAGACATCTCTTAAAGTAGAGAAAGGTCACAGAAACAATTTCGGAAACTATAACTATCGCAATCTTGCAGATATCTTTGAAGGTGTGAAACCACTACTCAATGAATTAGGTTGCTTTCTAACTGTAGACGATGAAATTGTATGTATCAATGGATTCAACTATATCAAGGCAACAGCAACATTTAGTGATGGCAATGACTCTATATCTGTAAGGGGATGGGCTAGAGAGTCTGTAACTAAGAAAGGTATGGACGATAGCCAGATTACTGGAGCTACATCATCTTATGCACGTAAATATGCCTGTAACGGTCTATTTGCAATTGACGATACTAAAGATGCAGACAGTATGGATAACCGTGAAGAAACACTGATCAATGGACAAAAACCTGTTAAAGGTCATATTACAGTAGATCAGAATGTTAAACTGGAAAGACTAAGCAGAAATCCTGTATTTAACAAAACAGATAAAGATAAAGCTAAGAAAGTAAGATCCTTCATAGATAAGAACCCTACTGAAGAACAAGCTGATGCTGCTATAGAGAAAATTCAAATACAAATAAAAGAACAAAAGGAGGCTGCATAATGCCAGCAATTAGTGAATCAATAGGAACAGTTAAATCTGTATCTATAGAATATGATGCAGAGAGAGAATGGGGTAAATGGAACCCATGCTTTGACATGTTCTTAACTGTTACATATAACGATGGACAGAGTTGGGATAAGAAACTAGAGATCTTTGGAATGCTAAAACGTGATCTGCCAATAACCGATCAGAAAGCGTGGGGATCTGCATTCAAAGTAAGAGCGTTCTTTGAGTCCTGTACAGGCAAAAAGAGCCTCATGATGCAAGATGACTATACGGTTCCAGAATCATGGTTTGATGAAGTTGTTGGTAAACAATTTATGGTATGCTCTTACAAGACTACCAAGATTAGAAACAACGGTAAACCATTTTGGAACACATATTCTATTGTAGCACCACCCAGTGCACTACAAGGTACTTTAAAGAATAAAGTACTCAAAGAAGTCGAACAGGGATACATCAAGAATTATGATTCAGATGATGCATCAACCGATTTTGATTATGGGAATAATACTAATAATCAATCAACAAAGACTGCAGAACCTGAAAAGGAAACTGCTGATTTTGATGTAGATATTTAGTATTTGGTTGAGTGGTGAGAAAAGTATCAGGGGCAGAGATGTCCCTGATACTAAAACGTAGGAGTTACAATGGAAAAGCAAGATTGGTATTTAGAATATGCAACAGGCAGTGTAAGTAATAGAAACCAGCTATGCAGATTAGAAGACTTTTCTGAAGTTGCAAAGCTGAATGCAGGTGGAGAAATCTACCGCAGTATGTTTCTATACTCACCTGATATTGTTGCATTCGTAGCAGAGAATAACACAGTAACTGGATTTAACGGTATACAGGCAGTAGATAAGATTGTAGTAGATATAGACTATGTGAAAGATAAAACCAATGGAGATGAATTAACTGTTACGGCAGTATTCGACATATGCGATGCTATGCATAATAAGGGCATTGAATATGGACAGCATTATCAGATATGGTTCTCTGGAACTGGCTTTCACATTCACTTAGGCAATGTTTACGGCTTTGAGCCATCAGCTAACATTGCCAAGCAGGTTCGTGCTACTATGCAGAGAGACTGGGGTGAATATATAGATCTGATCTATGACTCCAGACGCTTAATACGAGCTGGGTGGTCATACAATCAAAAATCAAAACTGTACAAGATACCTGTACCGATTCCAGATTTAGCTAACTTTTCTTATCAGACAATAGCTGAAAGTGCTAAGAAAATGGGTGGTCATGAAACACCATCTAAGATCAAACACGAAAAGATCGAAGGCTTAGATCCTATAGATATGAGCCGCAAGAACACAGAAGAAGTACGTAAAGTGTTTGATAATGCTAAAGGACAGACCAGCAGATATATTACATGTGCACAACACATTTATAATGCAGGGTATGTTCCTAAGCATAGACACAAACATCTTCTTGCATTAGCCAGTATATGGCGTAAGAAATGGGGTTTAGACAAACATGGATGCGATAACCTTGCAAGGTCATATATGGCTAAGGTAGAGAAACCTCTACCTGCTGAAGAGACAAGCAAAGTTGTATCAGATGTATTCAAGAGCGATTACAATTATGGATGCAATCATGAAACACTGCAGCCTTATTGTGATAGCAAATGTATACTATTTCGATATAAGAATCTGGATGAAACATCTGGAGTGATGAATGCAGAAGATATGATCAATAAACTTATTGAAAATGTAAACTCTGATTTCACAGACAGATCGTTTAATCTACAGGAAGTATTCCCATTCTTACCAGTAAGTCATATGTTCAAAACAGGTCAGCTTATAACTCTTATAGGTGATACTGGTTTGGGCAAGACAGCTTTTGTACAATACTTGGTTACAAAATTAAGAAAGATCAAAACATTGTTCCTTTCATTAGAAGTAGAAGAAGACACCATGATCAGAAGATTTCTTCAAGCATCGTTAAGAATGACAGAAAATCAAATTCTTAACGGTGCTAAAAATCTAGATCCTAGGATTGTAAAGGACGGGCTTGATTCTATATCACACATAAAACTAAAATGCTCTTGTCCAGACATACAAAATCTGGCAGGATTTATTTCAGACAATGAAGCTAAAATAGTTGTAGTTGATACTATAGATCGAGTACCAGCTAAGTATGCTGGTAAAGACGATTTCGCAAGACAGGAGATAATAGCTAATAGTCTAAAAGACATTGCAATTAGTGAAGATGTAATGATCATAGCGGTACATCACATTTCTAAAAGTGCATCTTATAGAATCAGGGAAGGACAGCGTTTGGACGTTCATAGCGGTAAAGGAAATAGTGCTATTGAACAGAAGTCCGATCAGTACATAAGTTTTGAAGGTCTTGAAGGAAGTAAGATCAGAATTATAGAATCGTTGAAAGCAAGAGATGATTCTCATTTCAAGCTCACAGTTAATTATAACTGGGAAACATTCAGTTTTGATAAACGCAACTAAGAGATGGGCACAGATTCCTTTATTTGTGCCCTCTCTCCACATACTAGGAGCAAAACATGGGAAAGATAGTAGTTAAAGTAATAGATAACCAAATTCACAGCATAGAGGGGCATGATACTCAAGTAGAAGTACATGATGACGGTAAAATAGTGCATATGAATTTTAAAAAACAGGAATATAACTATGAAGAAAGGAAGATCATGGACCCTTCTAGGTATCCCTTTGATCAGAACGACAACAACGGAAAAGAACTACAAAAATAGTATACTAAGACAATATAAGATCATACTGTTAAGAACATTCCTATTAAGTGTAGGATACTCTTCATTTGAAGGCGATAGTATCATTATACAAATAGGAATAACCAAATTGGAGTTATTCACTTCATTCACAATAAAGAACAGGTGGTTCAGATGAAAGAAGTGCCCGGAGTAAAGGTATATCCAATGCCAAAAAACAAAAGAATGAGAGAGTTAATAGAAAACTTAGCAAATCTTGAAAGCTCTGATTATGATCGTTTAAGCAGTTCTGGAAGGCATTATCTAGGTGAGATATGGAATCTTCTGGGAATGCAAAGTCAGGAACAAATATCAGGGAATAAAACAGATCGGAGCACAAAATGAGTGGCAAAGCACCAAAACAAAAAGGTAATAGAATTGAAAGAGAGTGCGTTAATTTAGCACAAGGCTATGGATTCAAATCACGCAGAGCATGGGGATCTGACGGCAGATCACTGGGCTGGCATGAAGAAGTAGACATGGTAATAGAAACTAATGGTTTCTTTGAAGACAACTTGAAGTTCCAAGTCAAGGCTAGAAAAGCTATAGCTAACTACCTAAAGCCATGTGAACACGTAGATGGACAGATATTAAGAGAAGATGGCGATAAAGATGCTTATGTCGTTATCAGATACAAAGACTTGTTGAACATCTTAAAGATGTTGACGGGGTAGGCTTTTTAACACATAGTATGTGTGGAAGGCTGACAAATGATAAACAGGGGACGGTTGGCTAAAACTATCCCCTGTTTTAGTGCATATCAAAGCAATGTAGGAGTCACTATGAATGCAAAAGAAATTAAAGAACTTTTAGATATTATTAGCAAGCTTATAAAAATGGCTAAAAAGGGCTATAGAATTGAAACGTCTGATGTAGAAACAGTAGATATAATTATTAATCAAATTAAGGAGGTTATTGATGGGGTCGAGTATCAAAGACTTTATGGGAAGGATTATTAATAAACATAACATCCGTCAATTACGATCAGATAGAAACTATTGGATACAAGACTGTCGTAAAGCAGATAAAAAAATAAAGCATTGTCCAAGATGCAATAAATGCTGGGAAACGTATAAAGAGCAGCGTGGCATTAATAACAAATCACGTAAAAGAAAAGTGTACTTAAACATGTATAAGGATTTTCCTGCATACGGAAAGGAGAAAGCAATATGCCCGATGTGCCAGAATTAGAAGAAGTACTCTGGAAAAAGATCCAATTGCTTATAGACGCTTTGGATACAATAATAACAACACATGCTGACAGCGGTACTCTTAAAGAGATCGCTCGTCAAGCATTGAATCATATATTGGAGGACGAGTAATGGAGTTTACCTGTATTAAATGTGAATTTAAATTTCACGAAACAAAAATGGACACAGATGAGCGTATGTGTTACGACTGTCTCGAAGAAGATGACACAGAGCCTACAACGGCTGATGAGTATAATAAAGTACAGAACTATGGACCTCCCTATTCAATGGCTAATCCAACTGGAGAACCTGTTGGTGCACAACCTTACCCAGAATGGGACTGTGAAAAAGGATGTTACATCCTTCCTAAAAAGAAAGGTATTCAACATGATCCTGAGTGTTAAATATGATCTATGATAAAGGAAATCCACTTACAGGAGACGAAATACTAAACAAGATACATAGTATTGGTAAATATTCATTTTGTTTTGGTTTACTGAATGAGACGGGAGAATTAATTCATGAAGAAGCAATAGCTATATATGAACCAGAATATAATGAAATTATAAAAGACTTAAGTAAGATATTAGTGGTATCTGGTTTATCAATAGGTGAATCAATATTTAGCGGGGATCATTTCCTTACTCTAAGAGAAAAGGAATGGTTTGTTGCTAATATTGAAAATTTTAGTCAACCATATACTAGACTTATTTTTGAATCAAGATAGAAAGGAAACAATATGACTGAAACAGTAGAATGGTATGCATGGGAAATGTTTACTAACACCGAAGCTAATGCTTGGTGGCTGATGATGTGCGTATTTG